CCGCCAGCTTATAGGTATCAATCAATGCAGACATTTCAATTTCATTGAAAGGAACGGACGAAGGCACCATGACATAAAAGTCTACCGGTTCATTGCCGATCTCTCCTTCTGTATAGAGATAGATAGGTTGTGCTTCGCTTTCTGTATACAGATAGCGGGGTTTGGATTCTGCTTCCTGGTAAATCCAGGTGACTTCGTAACTGACTGCATCCAGGATATAAATTCCCCTGTCTGCCAGATCATAACGGTTATTGAGCAGCTTTTCCAGGTACACCACCTGGGGCGTGATGCTCAACCTGTACAGGTTCGCATCACGGTTTCGGCGGTATTGCTGATACAGTACATTGATAGGGTATGTGATGGCTTTTAACCAGTTGATATGATTGATCTTCCTGAGTCGTGGCGGCATGAGTAACCGAACCAGTTTCGTATAGTCAATCTCAAATATGTTGCTCATCGAATCGTACTTTGAGGAATAAATGTAATCTGCATGTCGTCCTCCTGAAGGATACGCAGATAGCCGGCATCGGGATTATATTTTACATCAAAAGCAGTGTAAGGCAATGCACCATATCTTGCTTCAGCATGTTCAATATGTGGGATCACGACACCATCTATCTGTTGCAATGCATCGATCAGGTATGCCAGTACCAGTGTACCATTGAAAGGTAAATTCTTCAGGTAATCTCTGACACCATTGCCAACAGGATCAGCATCTGTACCATCCAGGCGGGAGCCATCGCTACCCAGCACTAATGGATTGTAGTAGATGATCATTTCCAGTTTCAGGCTATCAGGTGGCAGGCTTTCTATGATCAATGGATTAACGCCTGCATCTTTAATCCTGCGCATGTATTCAGAGAATGATTCCAGCTGTTGTTCCGAGAGCGCATTCAGATCGTTATCCACGATACGGGCTACTTTCAGACGCAGGCCTTTGGATTGCTCTGTTACCGCACTGAAGGCAATGATCTGCTGTTCGGCTACCTGGTCATCTGTAAGCTTACTGTTATCATAGTAATCTGCTTCATAAGCCAGCTCAGAACCATACTGAAAAGCCTTCGCCTTGTTTGCATACCAGCGCAGGCTATGAGGGGCTTTTTCATTGATCAGTGTCGTCACTTCCGCTTTATGCAGGTCATACAGATTTTCGAGCGCCCAGATGCTCACAGCTACGATATAGGTCCAGAGCCGCCATACGGATACTTTACTGGTGCTGTTCAGCACAGAGAGGCCTGGTGTATCTGCGACACGACTGATAATATCATCCTGTATTTGGGTGATTGTTCTTGCCATAATTGTTTTAATTTTTACTAACTCGGAAGTCCTGCTGAATTGCCATATAACCGATACCTCCTACTATCACCGCAGTATCTTCGGTCGTGTAGCCATTAGAGGGAACTACGTTTTCTTCCTGTAGTTCCTGCCACACCACCCTGTCGATGATGTCGATATCAGGGATCAGTAAAGTTTCGCCTGCTATGAAATCATCTGTAATACTGCGGTCGTTGGCTACGGCGAAATCGAAGAGGGCTGCAATACTTCCTTTTTCCTGCATAGAAATATCCAGCAGGCATTGATGGGGTTTTACATTAACTGTTGCCATAGCTTGCATCAATGTTTAGCTGACCGGAGTCAGTAAGGGTGATTTTATTGACGGACATACCGTCTGCAATGAACTGGGAACGGATTTCAGCAAGCAGGGAACGGTAATCATTATCCTGTAAAAATCCGAAGGCGTCTACGCCTGTATCGGGAAACTCTTTGAAGGTTCCCCTGTTGTTCATGAGCAGGATTTCCTGGTGTTGCAGATCACTGAATCCTGTAACGAAATCGCCGTTGCGAATGTCAAGATCCAGGTCTGAATTGTATAAGATATCTTTCATGATAAAGATCCTCCAAATGTTCCCTGTACAGGTCCGCCGGTAGGCGTGGTGAGGCCGGCGGTATAATTGATCGTAGCTGTTTTCACAAAAGTGTCTACTGCTTCTGCCAGCTTGCCGGCCAATGCATCCAGTGCCTGTTCTTCATCACCATCCGAGTCTTTCATATTTTTGAAAGCACTTTTAATATCGGATTGTAGTGAACTTTTATTAAGTGACATAAGGTTATTTTAAAATAGTTGCTAATCGTTGTTTAATATCCGCGAAAGCAGCTTTATTCATCGGGGCATAGATCGTTACTATTTCATCCAGCAGATCATCCAGGCATTTCTTCAGTGATTCATCGCCTGCACTGATTTCCAGTCCGTCTTTATCCATCTCAAAGAACTTGTCTTCCACGAAATACTGGATCTTTGCTACTTTCTCCATGCTGATCACCACGAAGTAGTTACTCTGCTGGATACGCGCCATCAGCACACTACTCCCCTTCTGTGGAAAGATCAGTACGCCATCGTTATCACCTATTACGGACCGCAGTCTTACGTCTGCTATTTTCAATCCGGTAGCTGTCTTTGCAACGATGGTGCCTTCTGCTTCATCCACACTTTCCACTATTGCCGGAATGATCACGGTTTCAGTATGTGCCAGCTTCCGCAGTGCATCTATCACTTCACGTTGTTTATTACTCATGATGATTACATTTTAAGGCCTATCTCTGCTGTCCGCCGGCCACCCGACGCACTGAAAGTGACTTCTGTACTTTCAATGCGGTAGGTGCCATTACGGATAGGGTACTTTGTATCTGATATCACAGCCTTACATCCCGGAAAAGTGAAGGGTTGCAGAAACGTCAGCAGCTTGCCTTCATAGCCATCGTACTTCAGTGTTTTCAATTTATTCTCTGCGGCTTTTTGCAAGGCTTTCATATCCTCAAAGTGTGAGATATGAATCGTTGTTTCTGCGCCGTCCTTATCTCCGGCTTCGGCTATATGTGGCTGGTTTTTTTTGTCTATGTAAATAGCCTTTACCAGCACATGTGCGTCATCGGCTTTTCTGAACTTCAGTTCATCATCTTTGATCACGGTATAACCGATCTGATAGTTTGCATTCGTCGTTACTTTCTGATAGGTCAGTCCATCATCTGCTTTACGGCTGTGTACATACACACCTGCCTGCGGCGTAGTGATCTGATCAAAACCTACATAAAGCAATTTCCCTTCGAAATAGGCATTCAGGTACAGGTTGTTTTTTAACCAATCCAGCATATCAGTACCTGTCATACCAGAGAAGTAAGCCTGGTTCAGATTAAGGTCAGGAATTTCATTACTCAGCAGGATGTCTGTATCTGTAGTGATATTTGTCAGCAGCTTTTTCAGGGTAATGCTTTTGTTACTATCCTGTATTCCTTTTCGTTTTAGCTGCCAGCTATAGCCTTCGCATTCTATCACACAGGGCGATGCCCCATTGATCCGCTTTACAAATCCTTCAAATTCCAGCTGCCGGTCCTCGTCATAGCCCAGCCATATTTCAACCTTATTACCTTCCTGAAACTGTTCAGCAGAGCTGACCACTGATCTTGTAGGCAGGGTTCCTGCATAGTTTAAAACAGCAGAAGCAGGAATGGTGATAGCAGCTGTATCTATAAAAGAATGGAGGCTGCGTTTGACTTTGACTTCCTTCACGGAAAAGAATGTGTAACTACCGATCCTGATTTCACATTTCAGGGTAAACATTTATACTTTGTTTAAGATAAATTTCAAATCGCTGATGAGGTTCATTTCATAAGCTTGTATATTCTCTGTACCTGGTGAAGGCGGAAAAGCGAGGTCGGTCATGACTACTTTTTCTCCTTCGTCAAAAAGCAGCGAGGTGAGGGCACAATTAATAGACAGTGCTTCATTTTTATTATACAGTGCCATCAGTTGCGCTACCTCAGCATCAGGGTAAGCATTGTCCTGCCGGATAATGATGCCTTTGATATTTATTTTATAATCCTCTTTACTGATCATTTCCTTTACGGTACCAGAGCGGTTGACAAGTACTGTTTGTACAATAGTCTTTTTGTTGCTGATATTGATAACAGGATTGTAGAGTTCAAGGTTGCCCAGCTTTACAGCCATGAAGTAAGACTTGTTATACACTTCATTGCCATAGTAACTGGTACCCACCTTGCTGAAATCAGGTTTTGTCAGGATGTTGAGGGTGCCGGGGGTGTAACCAAAGGTGCTGCCAAAGGTGCTGGCGATATCGATATTAAGTGCCATAGGTTATGCTGTTGCATTTGCTTTATTAAGAATCTGGAGCAGTGCATCTGTTACCTGTTGCTCCATGTTGGTGATGCCTTCACCGATCGTATTTGTAGTGATATTGATCGTGTCAAACAGCTTCTCCAGTGAGAGATTTATCGAACGTGCCCCGCCGTTAGTAATACCGGATGCGGTATCTTTTGCAGTGTCCAGCGATGCTTTCTTCCGGGTATATTCAGGAGACAATGCATTGGCATTACCTGGAGCAGTATCTATTCCTGTCTTTTTGCGGGCAGCATCAGCGGATATTTTATTGATTGGACTATTCGGATTCCAGCTGCCGGTGGCACCACCACCGCCACCTGTTCCGCCACCGAAGGCGAAGTTTGAAGGAGCTGCAGGAGGTGTTTCCAGACCTGGTCCTTTTGTCTCTCCTTTCTTTTTATTGACTTCTTTCTGAAAAGCATCACTGGCTTTTGCACCCGTATCTTTCATCTGACCGATGATGGTCTGGGCGGTATTATAACCGGACAGGTCCTTGAGGGCGGCTTTGCCGGATTCCCAGGCCTGATCCCATTCTCCATTGAACAGGTGCATGACTGCCTGCCCGATATTACTGATCCCGGAAATCATACCTTTGATGGGGCCCATTAAAAATGTACCGACCATTGCACCAAAGCCAGAGAGCATTTCCCAGGCAGCCTTGACGGCGCCTCTGAACCAACCAAAGGTGTTCCATGCCCAGATGACGAGACCTACCAGCGCAGCGATAGCCGTGATGGCTAATCCTACACCACTACCGGCTACTGCGCCTCCCAGCAGTTCTGCTGCAAGGGTCCAGGCTTTGTAGCCCAGTATAGCGGCGCCAACGACAGTAACAAGGGCACCGATTGCTTCTGAATTGCGGGCAATAAAGTCGGCAGCCATACCAAGATAGTTCACGAGTGGCGTGAGGGTATTATCAATGAAGTTGCTCACCGTAGGCATGAGCGCGTTACCTATCGTAGCACCGGCTTCTGCGACTTTCTCATTGAGACCATGCCACTTTACGGCAGCTGTATCGCTTGAACCTGCCATCGAACCGAAAAACTTTCCACCTTCAGCAGTAGCTTGTGCTAAGGCTGCCGACACCTGTTCTGTAGTAATTTTCTGATTCTTAAAATCTTCCTGGAGGTCTTTTAACGGTATTTTGGTTTGCTCGGCCATAATCTGAAGAGGTCTAAAACCACCTTCGGTCATTGCTTTCATCGCTTCTGAAGTGAGATAACCATCTGTCTGCAATGCGGCAAAGCCTTTGGTGAGGGAGTCCATTTTCGTCTGATCCCCTCCTGCTACATCGCCCAGCATGCCAAGTGTAGGCATTAACTTATCCACTGCAATACCGCTTTCAGATAGTAAGGTTACATTTTCCTGGAGCTTGTCATTGTCCAGGAGAGATGTGGAAGCCATTTTCCGGATGTCTTTGATCATTTGCGATGCGGCCTCCGCAGAACCTGTAAGGCCCTCAAAATTAGCCTGTGCAGCTTGCGCTGCCATACCCATTTGAAGCAAGGCTGGTGCGCCGGATACCATTTGATCAATACCGCCGTCTAACACTTTTTTCCCGGCAGCTTTCCAGCGATCGCCCCTGCTACTTCTATCTTCTATATCCTGCCGCTGGCCTTCGAAATGATCTCTCATGTCATCCAGCCGTGCAATCCGGCGTGGATCGCGGGTACTATTTCTCAGGGCTTCTACCCTTTTTATTCTGTCTTCAATTTCATTGAGTGATGCACCAAGCTGTCTGTTCGATGCTACAAGGGTGTTATTATCACTGATTGTATTTCTCATCCAGTTACCTATCTTACCGAAAGCAGCATCTGCTGCTCCCAGTAAGTTTTTATAGGTATCTGACGTTATAGTCAGGTCTGCCATTATTTTATTATTTTACACCATGCTATCTTGAGAGCAACGGCAATCCTTTCGATTCCCGTTGCCGGATATCATGCAGTTGTGCAAACTTCTCTGCCCATTGGGCGTCGGATAATTGCGAGGTGTCAACCTGGGGCAGATAATATTCGAACAGCGTTTGAATATAACCGAAAGGGTTGCTTTCAAAATCGCCGGACGCCTCGCCTAAAGCTTTTCCACTTCTACTTTTTTCGCTTCCAGCAATTTATCCAGCTGTCCGCCCAGACCATAGAGATAGGATTTATCTTCTACGATTTCTTCATCACCACCTAACCAGGTAGCTTTAAGAATGGTTTCGTGATAGGCCAGCGGATCGCCGGAGATCAGTGTCATGGCATAGCTTACTTCGTCCCTGTTGGGTTTTCTGCAATAGCCTACTTTACCGTCGGTAGCAGTGAGTTTGAATACATCTTTGTATTTCTTTTTCCATGCATCAATGTGCTCCTGGCTAACGGCAAGCGATTTATCTACTGTCATGATATAGGTTTAAATAATTTAGGTGGTTTTAAAAATTACGCGTTTTGTTTCAGGCCCATAAAGATGATGGGCAGTGTGAGCTCCATGAATTTGGCGCCCTGTTCCCAGCCTTTTTCAAATTCCTTGAACTGGAAGCCCTGAATGATATCAGTGCGGGGAGTGGAGAGTGCGTCTTTTACATAGGTAACTACGATCTCAGCGCTGAGGTCGAGGATGTCTCTGCCGCCTGCTTTTTTCACAGCGTCGGCCAGAATATCGTATTCAAATTTCAGCAGTTTGATTTCACCTTCATAGGTACGTTTACCACGCTGGATGCCGATAGGCTCATCACCGGCGCCATGCAGGTGTTCTTTTTCCTGGGTTAACTTATATTTAATACCGCGGATACCGGTCAGTTCTTTACCGAGCAATACGACTTTCATATTTGCCCAGGTCACTTCTTTAGTGTCAAAAATCATATAGGATTCTTTTAAATGTTGGGGTTAACAACCTTACTGGTTCAATGCAGGGTTTGTGAAGCCCAGTAATACTTCGATGGTTTTAGTGTAACCTACAGGTACAATACTTGCTTTTACGGTGATTTTACCGGTGCTTAATACATTCTGACTTGCGTCTACATAGGCACTGAATGAACTGATTTCATCAGCCATTGCTGTGTTCACAGCGGTTTCGATTCTGCTTTGCAGATACTTGATAACTGGCACGCTCAGTTTACCATCTTCATCGATCGCAACTTCGTCGTTCAGTTCTTCCACATAGGTTTGATAACAGAGGCTGATCGCCTTATCTATCACACGACCGGAAGCCAGCTGGCTGTAGTCGTCTGTTACAGGGGCGCACATTGGATCATCATTCAGGTAGTAACCGGAACGGCCCACGAATGTGCGGAAGAAGATATAACCTTTGTTATGTAACAGTTCCAGTGCAGAAATGTCTTCAATCTTCTTGCTGCCAATGTAGCCATTGGTGATGGGTAATGCACCATCTTTTACACGACCCAGGTTACGCTGTACAGGAATAGATGCAGCGCGGCCAATAACCAGGCCTACTGAAGCAGAGTCATAGTATGTACCTGCCAGCACAATACCTACACGGTTTGCAGAGAAAGTACGCAGGTCTTTCAGCTTCTCGGGATGCTCGATGTCGATGGCAGTTGCTTCCAGCAGGATACGTACAGGTTTGAACTGTTCTGTATATGCCTGTGCCAGTTGCTGTGCTTTCACTACAGCATCGAGTACATTGCCGTCCATGCCTTCGCCGGCTGGTGCTACGTATAAATCACCAGGGGTAAAAGTAACACCCAGCAATCTGATACGACCGCTTGCGGCATCCAGCAGTTTCACAGCACCGTTTGCGTTAGTAACATCCACCAGCTGTGGCATTGTTACTGTGTTTTCGACCAGCATGATGTAGAGCTCTGCGCCTTCACCTGCGATGTCATAAAATTCTTTGATGTGGCGGTAAGCATAAGCATTTGTGCCACCTTCAGTGATGCCAATTGATTCTGCATCACTCAGGCTGAAGAGTACTGTAGGTGTAGCCAGTGCCAATTGATTGGTGGCTACGCCAGTCAGTATCAGACCAGCAACTCCGTCGTCAGTAGCAGCGGTTCTTCCCAGATTTCCGTTGCCTAAAGTAATCGCTACTTTTGGTAATCCCATTTCTAATAGGTCTATTTAAATTGTGAAAAAAAATTATTTACTGTTGCTGTAACTTGCCTGGCTAAACAGATCATAAACGTTCTGTTTCTTTGTATTGCCATCCAGTTCACGCAATATGATACTCTGCAATTTTTGTAATACAGCATCCTGCAGATCTGGAGATACTGTTGCTAATGCGCGGACAAAACAAGCTACCTTTCCTTCCAGTGAGGTTTCATCTTTGCAGGTTACGACAATGCTAAGGGTGTCGATACCTGTTTCGAGTGCTGCCAGTACTTTATTTTTAAGAAGAGTATCTGCATCACCGGGGATGATAGCTTCCAATAGATCCACCACAGGGCTTTCCAGGGCAGACTTAATGATCCTGGTTACACGCAGCGCTTCCTCAGCATGTGCTGCAATAAAAGCGTCGAATTGTTGTAATGCCTGTTTGATTTTAGTTCCTGTTTTTTTACAGAATGCCATAGGGTATATGATATTTAATTGTGTACTTTTCAGAAAGCCCCCTCTTGACAGAGGGCGCTTTTGTTTTTTTAAAATAGGGGGAACAATTCTAACGTCTCTCCAGTACGCTTTCCAGGCGCTCCATGACCTTTGTATTATTTTCTATCACTCCCTGCATCTTGTCACGGTCATCGTTCAGATATTGTGTAAGACGATCTTCCAGATTGATCTGGCGTTTCCACAATATCCATGCAATACCTATAAGTACGATTACAGAGAAGGCCTGGTCTCCAAGCCGCTGGTAGAGTACGTTTCCGGGGTTAACATCAACTATTTCATTTAGCAGTAACATCTAAGGTTAACAATTTAATTTTTAAAAAGGACCGTTGCTTCTTTATGTGTGTGTTGCAAGCGATAACAATACAAAGGAACACCTTTTCACCACGCTGAAAAAATCGCGAAACAATGTTTATTCTTTTTCAGTGCATTCAGATTTCAGTGTTTGTATAATCATTAATGAAGTGAATTTTTAAAATTCAGAATAGATCGATATTTACATTGTTGTTAACTCAAA